GGTTATAAGAGTTTATGCAACAGATGAAAAAGGGAAAAGAACAAAGACAGATAGACGTGTTGCAAAACCAGTTAAATCTTTAAGAGTTTCTTCTGAACCAATTGATAATGAAAAAATGTATAATATGGATGATGAAATTGAAAAAGTTTCTTCAGCAAGACTACAAGAATTGGCAGATGCATATAATAAAAATAAAGAAGGCGACAGTAGGATTACAGTAGGAGCATTAAGACAGGTATATAATCGTGGCATTGGAGCATATAGGACTAACCCTTCATCAGTACGTGGCAGTGTTTCTAGCGCAGAACAATGGGCAATGGGTAGAGTAAATGCGTTTATGGCTGGACTGCGTGGAAAATTTCCAAGAAAACCATTTGACTTAGATTTATTTCCAAAAGGACATTCAAGATCAACAAAGAAATCGTTGTTTGAAGACTTTGCAAAAAGCGTAGACAAGCCAGAAAGAGTTGTAAACCTTTTCCCTGAGTCTAATCCAATTAATAAACAAGCAGAAGGATGGGGCGGATCTATATTTGATTTAAATCCGTTTAAAAAATAATGCCGAAGAAAAAATCAACAGCATTTAACCCTACACAAATAAAAAATGGCAGGGTTGTTCGTTTAAGAAAAGACGGGACTGTAAAAGCAGACCTTGGTCCGTATCCAAAAACAAAGATAGGGGTAACTAATGGCAAATAAAGAACAAAAGGGTAACGCTAATAAAAAGAAAGAGCCAAAAATGACTCTTAAAGAAAAGCGTGTTGCTAAACAAAAAAAACAGGATAAGAAAAATGGCTGATACATACACACCTACTTCTGGTATGAAGGCTGCTGCACGTCGTGCTTTAAAGTGGAAAGCAGATGGCAAGGCTAAGGGAGCAGGAACTCCAGTAGGCTGGGGTCGTGCAACTGATATTGTAAATGGATCGGTAATGTCTCTTAGTACTGTTAAAAGAATGTATTCTTTTTTTTCACGTCATGAAGTAGATAAAAAAGGTAAAGGGTTTTACGATGGTCCAGAGTTTCCATCTAATGGAAGAATTATGTGGGATGCTTGGGGCGGAGATGCAGGGTTCTCATGGAGCCGTGCAATTGTAGAAAGAGAAAAAAAGAAAGTAGAAAAGGTTTGGCAGGGAACTGCCTTTGATTTAAGAAAGTAGGGGGGTATATGGATAATTTAGAAAAAAATGAGTTAATTCAATTAATATCATTTTATAAGCAAAAACTATCTGACGTAGAACTAGAGTCATTAAAACTACAACTTGAAGTTAATAAACTTAACTCTATGGTTTTAGGTTTGAGCAAAGAATCAGTTAAAAAGACTAAATAAAATGGAATATTTATTAGTTATAGGCTTGACATTGCTTGCTTACTGGTCTATAATTAAGATATCAAATAAAAAAAGAATATCATTTTTAAAAAAAATTAAATATAGGCAAAGCAATATTCATGAAATGATTAAAGATGTTATTCCAAAACAAAGGTTTGACAAGCCTAAGTTTATTACTCAATCTCAAAAACATGTTCAAAAAAACATGTTAAAGGTAGTAATAGAAAAAGATAAAGCATATTGGATAATGGATAATGTTTTTTATACTGCTAATGCTATTAACGGCAGGATAGATGAAGATACAGCAAAACCATTAGATATTGAAAATATGTCAATAAAAGAATTAGACAATATGTTATCAATACTTGATGACTTAAAACAAGGAGTGGGACCAGATGATAGTGGCAGTGCAGGGAACGAAAGAGTTTAACCAGTATAATATCTTTTTACGTGCCATGAGTGTTGCCTTGTCAGGAATGAAAGATGAGGATAATGAATTTATTATTTACTCCGCTGGCCCATCAAAAATAAATAATTTTGTTTCAGAGTTCTCTAATTTATCAGAACGTGGAATGAAGGCAAGAGGCAAAAAGATTAAATTTTATAACGTAGCACCTGCATGGTTGAGCGAAAATATAAATCAAATTAATTATTTTGCTTTTTTAAGTAATCCAAAAGAAACCAAATCAAAATTGGTTTTAACTGCAGAAGCAAACAACATTGACGTTGGTCTTTTTAAATATTAGGAGAAAAAAATGATTATTAGAAGTTTAAACACAATGGAAAAAATTGTAAGCAAAAATGAAAACCTTATCTGGAATGCGTGGGACGTAATTGATTTAAAAGAATCTGATACGGCAAAAACCTCTCCAATGGGCATTAGAGTAAAAAACAAGTGGTATTTACATAGAATTTATAAGCCTGGTCGTAATGGTTGGGATATACCAAATAAGTATAAGGATTAACTTTGAAACAGCATTTATGGAAAGATGAGGCTATATGCTTAGGTCTTGATACAAACTTATATTTTGATAAATATGAAGATCAAGAAGACTCTAGGCATGGCGTTGATGCACTTTGTAAGCAGTGCCCAGTTAGAAAAGTCTGTTTTGCGAATGGTGTTTCTGGAAAAGAATGGGGTGTTTGGGGCGGTGTTTATTTAGAAGGTGGAGAAGTTTCAAGAGAATTTAATAAACATAAAACTAAACAAGACTGGTCAACTACTTGGCAAGCCCTAACAATGGAATAAAAATGTATACAGATACTATGAGAATGGCCGTGCATTCAATTACACCACCTAAAGGATTTGGCGTGGAGATTATTGACAACGAGCACTTCCTTACGATAAAATTAGATGAAAGAAAGTTTTTACACATGGTTCATGATGATAAAATATCAGCACTTCAGTATGTTGTAAAATTAAAAAAGGCTTTAGAAGAATGTGGAGCAATCGTTTTAATAACCAGAGAGGCAATAAAATGATTAAACAAATTGCATTATTTTTTATTTGTAAGATAAAATCGCACAACTTTATTGACGCTGGGTCATGTCCATTTACTGGAAAAAGTTATAATGCTTGTCTAAGGTGTGGAGCAACAATTTCAAAATGAAAAAGAAAATAATTATATTAATATTGTCAACAATATCTGCTCTTGTTGCAATTAGTCTGTTCTTTGCTTCAAGGCTTAGTCAGTTATCAGATTTAGATTTATTTGACATTGAAGAAGATGATTAATGCAAACTTTTTTACCATACAAAAATTTTGATCAATGTGCTGAGACTCTTGACAATAAACGTTTAAATAAACAGATATTAGAGTCCTACCAAATACTTAAAGTTTTGTCTGGTCAATCCGCTTCAGGTGCATGGCGCAACCACCCAGCGGTATTGATGTGGAAGAACGCTGAAAAATCATTAAGAGTATACACAAAAGCCATGATTAAAGAGGCTAGCCTTAGAGGTATTAAGACAGATAAGAATGAGGCCAACATAGAGGCTCTGGAGGCCGTTTCTGGGCATCTGTGGGGTACTAATAAGCCAGTCTGGAGTAAAGCATCTCATGTAAATCGTGTAAATATTACCCATAGAGCCAATCTTTATCGTAAAGATCATATTTATTATGCAGAGTTTTATAAAGATACTAAGAGTGAGTACAACGAACCTTGTTGCGATAAGTGTTTATATTATTGGACAACTCATGCTATTCGGAATGGAGTACAATAGATAGTATGGAGATGATGTTTCTGATATTTTTTGCCACCCTGTCTTTTTCTTTTGGACTATCTTATTGGGCAACCCTTGATAAACTAAAAAAATCTAACCTATTATTGGCTGAACTTTTTATAAAAAACAGGGCACTTGAAGAATTAAACTCTCAATCCAGTAGTGGTATCAACATGTCTGACGATACACTACATAAAGAAAACTTTATAAAATTTCTATCTGACTCCAGAGACTGGGCATTTGAATACATTGAAAAGTCACAACAAACCATTAAAGAGGTTTCTGATGAGTTAAAGGTAAAAGGTTTGAACAACTATTCTGATAAACTTTTAGCGCTTTTACCAGAAATGGATCAAGGGAAAAAATAACATGAAAGATGTTCTGTTATCAATTATCACAGGTTTTGGATGCGGTGTTGTGTTCGCAGCATTCAAATTGCCAGTACCAGCACCACCAGTTTTTGCGGGAGTCGCAGGAATTATTGGTTTATGGATTGGCTATAAAACACTAACACAAGTTATATCCTAGGAGGAATAATGAATAACTTATTAAACGATAAGGCAAAGGCAATGCTAGCATCATACGGACGATCTGTCCTTGGTTCAGTAATTGCACTTTACATGGCTGGCGTAACAGATCCAAAAGATCTTTGGGCTGCACTAGTTGCTGCTCTTGCGCCCGTTGCATTGAGAGCACTCAATCCTAATGACAAAGCATTTGGCGTATTGCCAGATACAGGTGCCGTTTCGGATGCACTTAGCAAGATTGTACCTGCTAAGAAGGCTCCAGCAAAGAAAAAGGCTGCTGCTAAAAAGAAGTAGTTAGTTAATTAGGAGAGGCGAATTTACTAAAATAGATTCGCCTTTCTTAATTTTTATAATGGAGAAGTATGGACTTTGTATATATATGTAAAGATGGAATAAACGAAGAGTTAAAATATTCAATTAGATCTGTCGTTGAAAGTTTTCCAGAAGCAAGCATCTGGGTTGTTGGCGGTAAACCTGATTGGTATGTTGGCAATTACATAAAAGTAGAACAAAAAGAGTCAAAGTATAAAAATGCTGTAAAAAATTTAGAAACAATTTGTTTTTCACAAGAAATATCAGAATCATTTATCTTAATGAATGATGACTTCTACATTATTAAAAAAATAGACAGAATAGAAAATTTTCACAGTGGTTTTCTGTTAGATAAAATAAACCTATATCAAAAATTAAATGGCAACTCTCAGTACACCAGAAAACTTTTAGGCACATATAAAAAACTTAAAGCGTTGGGATTTGAAAATCCACTAGACTATGAACTTCACGTTCCAATGATTATGGAAAAAGAAAAATTAAAAATAGTCTTAGAACTTTTAGATCAATTTTTATGGAGATCTATATATGGAAACAAATTTGATGTTGGTGGCACACAAATGGAAGACGTTAAGGTTTATAATTCTGGACCACTAGTTCTTAAGTCTTATAATTTAAACATAGATGATCATACATATTTGTCTAGTGCAGACAGTTCATTTAATAGTATATTTAATAAAATACTTAAAGACAAGTTTAACAAAAAAACTAGATTTGAGCAATAAGTTCTAGGTATTTATCTTTTAATATTGTTGGTGCAAAGTTATTAAACCCTAACTCGTAAGCCTGTTTTTTATAATTAGTTTTATCATTGATAGACATATACTTGTCAATTGTTTGTGCTAACAAAACATTATTTGCTTCAAACAAATTAATCCTAACCTTTGTTCTAATTGTACCTATAGAGTCTGATTCAACTAACCAATCTTGTGGCAAGATCTGATTATTGGGTGAAACATTTGTCATAAAAACGGGAAGACCAGAAAGCAAAGCCTCATTCATTGGCAAACACAGTCCTGCATATCGTCTAGGTAGTACCATAGCATCAAAACCGTTATACAGGTCTTCCCTGTTTTCTGGATTGCCAATTTCAATCTTTAGCCTTGAGTCTGTTACATTAGTTACTATTTCACTTTGACTTCTAATTACCAATTCATAATCAGCCTTAGAGTGTTTCAGCATATTAATTACAGTTTCAGTACCATTTCTA